GTCTGGTTCGACCCCCTTGTTCGAAGCCGCTTTCACCACGTCATCACACGCGGATTCATCATCGGGTACATTCGCAGGCAGATACTCGGCCTCCATTTCCTCGCCTATGATCGCTTCCTCGATGCAATGGACGCTAAGGATGCTCACATCGAGCTGGAGTGTCGCACACACTACCTTTCACGAGACGATACAACGACCCTGGCACACACCCGTCAGCACAGCTCGCTCACTTTTGTCAACCTGGTCGGCGGACTCAACGCCGCTCTTCGGCCCATGCGCCCCGTTACAACCCCCCCGAGCTGGACCGCGAGGCTCTATGTTACCTGGTTGGTTCTCTCGACTCTTCAAGCAATTGGTCTCGGAAGACTCGCCTCCGCCACCGTCGACTCTCTGCTCTTTGGCACATCAACACTACTATCGCTCGTTAGTAGCTGGCCCGTCTTCCTGGTCTGCTTCCTACCACTCTCTGCTCTCTGGATTGTATTGGTACGCATCGTCAATGACCGAGTCACAGGCCTGTATCATCACCTGGGGCACCTTGTTGACGCTTGTCGCGCTGCTATGCTGAGCGCTGACGCTGAGAACCCCCAACGCACCGAACAGTTCCTCAACCTCACTCTCCTTACATTCAGCTACTGGCTCTGGGTTCCTTTCCAACTACTACCGTTCATTCACATTTTCTGGCCCGCCTTCCCGAATCTCCCCTCCGTGCTCTCGGACTTCGACCGCCGCGTCGGACACTTCCACAATCCTTTCCGCTCATGCCTCCTGCGCTCCTTGGAGAATCTCGATGCACTCGCCTACCCGATCACCATCCAGACGCCTACCCTCCTCACCTGGGACGCCCGAGCCGCTGAGGTCGCCCAGGACGCGACCCGCGGCTTGGTCACGACTCATAGAGTCCGGCTCGGAGAACCCTCAGCCATGCGCGGGGGCACAACCGCTGGCGCCGTCGCTCACTGGTTGCTCAACTACGACCCGATGCGTGTGCACATATACCTCGTTCCCAAAGGCGCCCTGGCCGACATCAAGCCGGATCACCGAGTTGACTATCGCCCCCCCAATCGCACCAAGAACCTGCTCGACCGCATTCGACGCCTCGCAGACACCAACGGCGCACAGTTCGTTATATTCCCAGCGAGTGGTTTCCCGATCCAGACCATGCACGTGGACACCATGATCACCTACACCCCGAGCGCCGCTTCATACACCGTGTTAGTCAACAACCACACGGAATGGATCCAATACATCGGCCAGATGACAAGCCGTGGTTACTCCGTCCATATCAACGCCGACCACTGCCCGGGATACGTGGCGTTCATCACATTCCGTCGCCCCGGAATCACCACGCGACGCCGCGCGCCCAATTCGAACCTGCTCGATCCAATCCATGACGACGAACCAAGTCCTCAAGATGATGTGGACGCCGCCTCGGACACCGACCCACGTGACGACCTGTCCACATCCAACGATACCCCTGAGGAGCAACACCGCAACGATGACCGACAACTGGGCAATTCTTCTCGAGCTAATGACCACCCCTGCCGTGTCGAAGGATGCACGACCCACGATCCGGAACGAGCCCCTTGGAACATTTGCGCGGCAGGTCACGGTTGGAACGGTCCCCGCGGCGGAAATTGCCACATCTGCAAGGGAAAAGGAAAATCGACCAATGGCCCTAGAACCCACCCCAAGCGTGACGACTCCCCCGACACTTCCCAGCTGGCTTTCAATCAGCAGCGCACCGCCCTCCCTGAACACGAGAGCCTCGATGAGCTACCAGTCCTACCGCATCTCTTCGTTCCCGGGGTCGCACATCTCACACCAACCCGACCATCCGACAACCCGATGTGCGTTGGCGCCTGTGAGCACGTCCGAGTCCCCGCTACCTTCACTCAGGGATGTTTCTTCGAGGCCGTAGCAGACCAGCTGGTGGTTGAACCCGTCGTCATCTACTGCTGGTTCAACAACTGGAAACCCCGTCACTTCATCGACATGATCACACGCAATGAGCCTCAAACCGTGGAGATCTATGGAGCCTTCATGGCAGCATGCGGGATACGGGTCGAAGTGCGCACACTTGGGAGCCCCATTAGACGCCTAGGCTCAGATTCGCCACATCCCCGGACCATCATCAACCTGCAACTCAACGGACTCCACTGGGCTACCGACAACCGTCCCGCTGGCCAGAGCATCTACGAGGACATGAACGAGCGGTTCGGCGCCCACAGCTATTACCAGGTCGACATGGCCGCTGCTCGGGCATTCATGAGCGATGTCAAAGAACGCAACATGGGAGTTTTCCTCACACTCCCCGAGAACAAACAGCTCGTTGAGAACTTGCGCAGCCTACTGGACCAACCCGCTCCCCAGTCACCCCGCACGACGGTTCTGCTCGGTCAGCCTGGCTCAGGTAAGTCGAAGTTCGTCAAGGAGCTCTTCGTTCGCATCATGTCTGCAAAGGACAATCGCCTCCCTCGCATCAAGATCGTCTTCCACTCCAAGGCCAACCGCGACAAGACCAAGTCTGAGATCCAACCGCTCCTCCCTGACCAGCGCATCGGTGCTTACCTCCTCACCCCGGAAGTCGCAGTCGCTCATGCCAACGCTGACATACTCGTGTTCGACGAGATCGGCAAATACCTACCCGGGAACATCGACACCATCATTGCCAACCACCGCCCCCGTCACATCATAGTCACCGGCGATCCACTACAGGGAACTTTCGCTAAAGTCCACGGTGAACCCCGAGAGTGCGAGAGCTTCAACAGCCCAATGGTCCAGCTCGCCCCAAAAGTCAATGTCTACTTCGACCGGAGTTATCGCATCTACGCCGACTACCTGCCCATCACAGACATGACCGGCCCACGCGTCGCCTTCCCGAAGGAGGTCCATTCCATCTCTCCGAACCAGCGCGTGCTATGCTTCGACGAGACCTCCGCTTTCCGACTGCGAAGCCGCGGCCACGATGCTCTCACCGTGGGCACGTCTCAGGGCTGGGACGGCAAGGTCAACGAGCGCTACCTGCTCCTCATCAACCGCGCAGCAGGCCTCAGCTCCCCGAACGACTTTTACACCGCAATCACCCGGAGCGCCGGTGGGTTCGACATCTACTACCACCTCTACAACGACGAGGAGGAGGACACCACACTCGACCGCCCCACCACCAAGCAGCCGTTCGACTCCCACGACGCACGAGGCAACTGGCTCACAATGCAAATGATCTCCGCACTACGCACCTCCAACTGGGACGAGCTCAAACGTCTCCTGCTGGTGCACAAAGCCAATTGCCTCCCGGAAGCCCTCAGGGACCCACTACGTCTACGTGCCGGACACATCAACGACCGTCTCGAGGAGATGATGACCGTGGTGGACGAAATGAAGCAAATCGACATTCCTGAAATCGTCGAGTTTGAACCCGAGCCTGAACGACCAGCTTTCGAGAGCCCCGAAACCGCGGTCGCCCTTATCGAATCGCTTCCCCCCGGGCCCTGCACTGAGCAACTACGCCTTTACGGATTTGACTCCCTGGACGACATAGCTGAGTACCACTTCGGCTTGCCACTCCTCCGCTCAGAACGGGAGATTATCTACAAGGGACAGATGACGGCCCAATTCGGCGAGGACGATGAGGGACTCGCTCGCGTGATATTCCCCGCTCACCGCATGAAAGACGATGCCACCCGCTCCATGACCTATGATCAACGGTTCGTTGCCCGCCAAAGGCGCCCAGAGATCGACCTACTAGAGGGAAGCGCCGGGGCATTGCAGCTCACTATGGCACTGATCAAGATCATCGGGACCGACAGCGTTCCTTTTGACTCAGAGCTGTTCAACGACTGTCAACGCCGCGCGGTAAGAAACATGCTCGACAAGGGGTCTCAGGCACTCAACGTCCGCGAGTTCAAATTCGATCCCACCTGGCCGACCAACTTCGCTGAGCTCTTCATGAAACAACAGACGCTCACCAAGCCGGGTGACATCAATAGGCCTACCGCGAAGAAAGGACAGATGATCACAGAGTTCCCTACCAGGGTGGCCATCAAGCTCGTCCCAGTGTTCCTCTACATCATCGAGCAGATCACCCGTCTAGCGCCACCCGAGATCTACATGCACTGCGGCAAGACCGACGCCGACCTACAGGACCACGTAGCCAATTGGAACTTCGATATCGACTCCTCCGAAGACGACTTCACTGCTTGGGACTCACACGTAGACGCACCATTCATCAAACATCAGTACGACAGCCTGAGCATCTTCAACATCCCTCAGGAATTATGCGATGAATTCAAGCTCTACAAGAACGAGATGACGACAAAACGCGGCGCCATGGCCTTCATGATGTTCTCTGGTGGCCCTGACACACTCCCTTTCAACAGCTGGGCCAACATGCTGTATCAACATGTCAAGTACGTCATCAAACCGGGCACCCTTCAGCTCTACCAGGGAGATGATTCGGCAACAAACGACGACCCCGAAGTCGCTCCCGGATGGGACGCCATTGATCGCCTCTTCACGCAGGTCAGCACACGAGTGAAGAAAAGGTACCCGGGTTTCTGCGGCTGGATTCTACACCCGGCACAAGTTCACCGGAACCCCCGCGTATTATTGGCAAGGCTAATCTTCTTCAGCGCAAAAGGAACTATCGCCCAACGCCTCCCGGGACTCCTCGCCGACGTTTGCACCATAACCGCTAACCCCAGACTCGTCTTCGACCTCGACGACGACGCTTCGGAAGCGGTGAGGGACGCACTCCAGCTCCTCATGATCAACTGTAAGCTCCACCGCGTCCCGCTCAAAGGCGTCGAGAAGCTCAAGCATGAAGCCTACCGCCATTTCAATCTCGCCGAAGCCTTCAACCGGACTGGCATGAACCTTTAAACCAATCAAGCCGCCACACCACACACACCATGCTCGCACCGGTCCTCTTTGTCACTATCGCGCTCTTCCTCTTCGGACTCACCCGGCTCGCCTCGTATTTCTACCAGCACTTCATCCTTCCAACCATCGGCCAGACCAGAAGTCTCCAGCAACGCGTGGAGCAAACACTTACGCCTGACGAGCTCGCCGTCCAATTACGCGCATTCGGAGAGGCACTCATCACTCGCCTCAACCAAGACCTGGCGACGGCTCTCCAGCGCGCCAATATCAATTACACCAACCTCATCCACACCAGCCTCAACGCCCGGCCGCACATCACCCCCGAACAACTACAACTAATGCTCGATCACGCTCAACTCCTCGCTCTCCCTCAACTCCGGGAAACCGTCCTCGCCATGATTCCTGCCCCGGTGGTACCAGTGGTTCAACTTGACCCCGAGGCTTTCCGTTTGTTGTTACAGGACAATCAACAACCAGCCCAGCCTCCGCCAGCCGTTGACGGTCAGCCACAACCCGGAGAACTCGCCCGCCGCCTTCGAGAGCTCGCCCCGAGGGCCCAGAACGATCTACCGTTCCCAGACCCCCTCGACAGGAACCCTGAGGAGATCCTCGAGGACGCGATCACCGCTCGCTACGACAACCCCGGAACGGCTCTCACTGACATCTTCCATCGGGGGTTCACCACCCAGCAGGTGCACCACGCTTCAGGACGGATCTTCTGGAAGGCGACGATTCACATTCCGGCCGAGAACCATTTCCCCGCCATCGACTACGAACTCGAGCCGCACACCAACACCAAAGCTCTGAAGGCCACCCTCCGTGAGCTCATTTCTGAAATGTACTGACTTTAGGAAGAAAACCCGGTGGAACTCCGGACTGAATGGAAGAAAACCCGGTGAAACTCCGGACTAGAGAAGAAAACCCGGCGCAACTCCGGATAACATATTAACCTTTAATCCAACGAGCTTTACCACACACAGAACAAGCCGTTTTCAAACCATATGCCTTACAATCAACACTGGGTCGGACTCGCCGTCATCGAGGAGGGGTGCGTCAGCACACTCGCCCTGCGAAGATTCTCCCGCGCCCTCAAACAACAAAACATGTCCTACGTACTAGGACGTCAAGCAGCCCTGGCCGCCCTCGACGAGCTAATGAACACAATGGCCATATACCCTGACCTCAACACCCGCGTTCCTGACGGCCCTCACTTTTACTTCGGCCTCGACGGACTTGGAAGGCTCCTCAACGATCTACGGGGAGCGCTCGAGTACCGAGATGTAGTCAACAACAAAGCATCTCCGACCGCCGCCGCACGTGGCGGCAACGAACTCGACATGGCGTTCGCCAGCCTCCAAGACAGCTTCAAAGCGATCATCTCCTTCCGAACTCAACTCGACGGCTTCATGTCCACCATTGGGCACGTTCACACTCGTGCCACTGTCGAGCCTCTCCTCAACCTAGTTTGGACCTAGGGCCCCGGAGCACCACCACCACCACAGCCCATGGTGGTGGCCATCAACCAGGCTTACACGCTCCCCCAAGCGACTGTACTCACTGGCCCGGTTGTAGCCTCCCTGCTCGGCCGTCCTGGGCAAACATTATGGTCAGAGGATGATCAAACTGGAGTTCGCGAAGAGCTGTCAGCGGGGAACACCATACCACGTCCTCCCATCGGGGACACGTACACGGTGTATGCCACTGCCACCTCAACGTTAGCCCTCGCACACATCACCAGCCACCAAGCTGCTACAATTGAGACTGATCTGATCAGACTCGCTTAACACCACCGGCCCTCGCGCGCTTTCTGGTCCCAAG